CTTGTCGCGCGGAAAACGGATAAGTTTATAGTCATTTCGGGACTGCGCTAGTTCTACACGGTGAAGTTACGACAATACGACGCAACCAAGCTGCAACACATCTCTGTCATATTGGTGATTCCATTACCAATTGATGTGTCATACCACCCCGACAACATGTGGTATTTTAGAGTCCAGCTACCACGCTGGTACTTGCTCGTGTATTCAACCGCGATTCTCTTTCGCCAGTTGATAGCGCGTACAAAATCCGCGTTCCCAAAAGCAGTTGTTTGAAACATGACGTTCTGCTCGTGCGAATGGATTTGCGTGGTCGCGTCATACGCCCCACAGTCGGCCTCGATGACATATACGTCTCCTTCATCACCGAAACCATACGGAACGCCATTACCAGGGGTCTTTGCATCTAAGTCGTTTTGCAACAACTTGGAAAAGAGAGGATTGTGCCAAGGCACGGCGTCAGCACGATTCGTGATGAATTGTGCTATATAGTCTTCTCTCATTTCAATTAAGTCCTCGCGACTGGTGTTGTATAGGCGTTCGTACGTTGTCCATAACAATTCGTCGGTCGCTTCAGTGCGCTCATAAATCTCCGCTGAAGGTTGTATAGAGTGCACTTTGTAACCGATTTCTTGTCGAATGGTGTTGTAGTTGTTGAAACGCAGTTCGATCCGGGCACGTTCTCTCAGATGTTGTAGTACATTCAAGAGTTTCGGTCTGCCAAGACTTTCGCACACGTATTCGTACAACGACAGGACGATTGGTTCCATTAGCGGACACCCCGAGTAATTAATGAACATGGAAAGAAGTTTAACTCTAACCATATCCAAGAACTCCTGTTTGAAAAAGGGGTGAATTTTGCCGTCATTCTCAGTATTGCGGTACAGCTGGTTGAGATCTGAACTGAGTATAACTTGGCTAAATTTGGCTAACTGCTTCATACAACGTAAAATGAAGCGCAACCCGGGTGATCTATCTTTATTAAGCCAGGGGAAGAAACCCCCGGAACAATAGTTTGCCAAATATATAGATCCCTTTTGGTGTATAACGGGGTCTCGTCCAAACCTCGAATACATCTCGAAAAACCTGGCACTCTCATACATGCGCCGAGATAGTACGCATATATTATCGTCACCGTTCATGAACATTACAGCGTTTTCGAAAATCTTGTTCGACGTTGAACGTCGAACATGATCGATAGCTGCCATCATTTTGTCGGCTAAATCATCTGCTGTTAGTCCAGAGGTGTTTACGAATCCAGAGCGGGGATCGCTCATGTGCTTCTTTAGTACCTTGTAGCAATGGTATGCATGTGGAGCTAGATGAATCATAATGTCAGGTTGCAAAAACTGTATCATTCGGGGTCTAACAGTTTTTGATAATGGGCGCATTGCAATTTCGACTTTGACGAAAGCTTTGGCTTTGACTCTCATCGAGAACACGTCGTCGTACAACATGTTCTTTTTAACTTGACGGTTGATTTCGCGCTGCACGACTCTCGCTTTATCGGTCTCCAAATGAAGATACCATTCGTAAAAATCGTGGGAAACGCGAATTTCCTTCGGTTCAGTGCCGTCTAAGTAGTCGAACGTTACATCGTCCCCTGGAATGAACATTCTTTTGCAATCTAAGGATGTCCCTTCCACGTCGCGCCAAGTTGCTCTGGCGATCTCCATGATGCGTTTGTTAGCAGCGTCAAGGATAACTTTCTCGTTAGGTCCATTCATAATTGACCTGTTCTGATTCTTACCCATCCTGATGAAAGCAGTTTGCAAAATGGCTGCTTGGGTGTTGGAGAAAGATTGTCCGTGCGTGTCAATTTGGGGCCCGACTCCCAAACACACGCTGCTAAATGTCTCACCGATGGCCACTTCGGTTTGTGGTAAAAGTACTTCAGTTTTGTTAAACTTGATCGATGTCACTGCGCCGCCCATCGTTTGTTTGAGATCAGGAATCTGCGCATAAACATTGTACCTTTTACGAAGCAATCTGTATGTATTAACACGAGTTTTAACGTCACGCACGACCGGTGTGAGTCCTTGCGCAATGCTCCAACAAGCATTAATAGCAACCATACATTGCCAAGCCCGAGTGATTTTGAAATAATTGACCGTGGCCGTCGTGAACCATTCCTTACAGTATCCAAAGATGTGTTCTGTCAAAGATGATCC